GCGACCTGGAAAATGTGGGAGAGATTGGTTTTGTAGAGGGTATTTCGAATATTATTGTGAAGAACCTGAATGCTCTCGATGTTACCAAACGTCCGATTCATTGTACCGACAAAAAGAGAGAAATCATATATATTAAAGATGAAAATACTTGGGAAAAAGATGAATCGCAATGCAAAATGCGACGGATGATTAAAAAGGTGGTTTCCAAGAACCAACGCTTAATACCAAAATTCAAAGAACAAAATCCAGAGTATAACAAATCCTATTCGAAAGTTTCTGATAAGTACAATAAGCTCATTATAGAATCCATGGGTGGCTCGGGTGATAATGATCTAGAAAAAGAGAATAAGATTATTCGAAATATTGCGAAGAATATAGTGGTGGATAAGTCATTATAGGGACGTTTTTTACTACAAAATGTAGGGAATTTCGCTTTTTTTTGGCGGAAATTTGGTCCCTTCGCGTGTAGTATCGATGAAATAATTTGGGGAAGACTTTTTTGGAAAATCCATTTTTGGACATTTTTTTTGTCCAATTTTCAAAACCCAAAATACTTTATGCCAAAAAATTTTCTGAGACCATAATTGAATTTTATGGTCTGGACACTAAAAAAATATTTTTCATTTTGTGACGATAATTTTTTTGTACTTTTGCGAAATATTTAGGAATTATTTTCTTTAGCTAACATAATGGAAACTTTAGGTGACAAAAAGAAGCAAGTAAGTAGCAATAAATATTGTTGCGAAATATGTGACTACAATACGTCTAGAAAAAGTAATATAGACAAACATTTTTTAAGCGATAAACATAAAAATATGACGTTTGGTGACAAAAAGAAGCAAATAAGTAGCAAAAAGAAGCAAGAATTCGATGATAAAAATGTATGCGAAAATTGTAATAAACAATATATATCAAGAAATGGTTTATGGAAACACAAAAAAACATGTAACGTAGAAGAAAAATCTACTAGCTTAGTAGCTAAAGAAGATACTATTGATAAAGACCAGCTTATTTTGATGCTGATTAAACAAAATTCAGCTCTTATAAAAGAAACATCTGATTTTAAAAGTATGATGGTAGAACAACAAAGTATGATGATGGAAGTAATTAAAAACGGAACGCACAATACAAGTAATACTATCAATACGGTAACAAACTCTCATAACAAAGCATTTAATCTAAACCTTTTCTTAAATGAGACCTGCAAAGATGCGATGAATATAAACGATTTTGTAGAATCTATCAAATTACAAGTGAGCGACTTGGAAAACGTCGGTGAAGTGGGTTTTGTCGAAGGTATTTCGAATATTATTGTGAAGAATCTGAATGCACTCGATGTCACCAAACGTCCGATTCATTGTACCGACAAAAAGAGAGAAATCATTTACATTAAAGATGAAAATACTTGGGAAAAAGATGAATCACAATGCAAAATGCGTAGGATGATTAAAAAGGTGGTTTCCAAGAACCAACGGTTAATACCAAAATTCAAGGAACAGAATCCAGAATATAACAAATCATATTCAAAAGTTTCTGATAAATACAATAAACTCATTATAGAATCGATGGGTGGGTCGGGTGATAATGATCTAGAAAAAGAGGACAAAATTATTCGCAATATTGTGAAGAATGTTGTAGTAGATAAATCCGCGTAGAACTATTAGGACCCGGTATTACATTGTTGGCGGTATTACATTGGCGCATTAGCCGCAAAAGGTCCATCGTCCACAAACTCCCCAGTTAAGCTATATCTTTTCGGATAATTTGGCATGTATTGTAGACCATATGGTTTATATCTAGTGTTAAACAATTTTTCTTCTTCCTTAAAATCATCTAACCAAGTATTCACACCAAAACTAGGCATCGCGGGTTTAGAATTCATATTTTTTGTTATTACGGTTTCATGAGTACCATAACCACTTGTTAAAGATGAATATTGAGGAGTTACACCCAAGGTAAGTTTTCCCGCGTCATCATTTCCAGGAACATTTGCATTTGATTTTGGTAAAGATGGATTCTGTGGCTGACATCCAGGACAATCGATATCGGTAAAACATTGCTGACCAGTTATCGCACATCTGGCGGTAGGTCCACAAAAATTTTTGCAACTAAAGGTGGTTGTTAAAGGCAAATTCACAGTGTGACTCGTAGAACCGCTAGTGTCTTCCGAAATAGGCCCAGGTGTGAAACATTCTATGATATATTTATTGGTCACCAAGTAATCGATCAAATGAAATATTGCCACCAACAATATAAAACTAATCAGCAACAAATATATTATATTATATTGTTTTGAAGATAACCCCATATAATATAGTACAACATAAAATAAAAAAATAAAATATATTTCAAAGGTGTAAATATTCGATTTAGTAAATACTTATACAATCAAAATAAATTTTATATCATTTAAATATAAGAAATGTCTGAATCAAGTGATACTTCAACGATCGATGAAAAAAAGCAAGATTCAAATTCCACAAATAAGGGTAATTATTATTCTAATATTGGAGGTTTTGTAAGGAATATATTTATTTTATTTATTATGTTTATCATTTATTTCTCATGCAGTGGTTTAATCTTATATGGGTGTAAATTAGCGCAGTCGAATATATTACCTACCAATATTCATTGTTCTCCTTATACAGATACGAAACCAAATATTCAACCAATCGAAACAAATATTTTTACCACCATGTTTACCAAACCTCAAATGTCAATGAAACTGAAATTCCCCCACAACGAATATAACGCTTCAAACAAAATTCTAGATATGTTTTATGAATATAAAAACGAAGCAGGTTCGAACTTTTTAGCGAATTATTTTATTTCAATTACAGAGTCCATCATCCAATTCAATTATATTTCATTTACCACGATTTTAAATATGTTGAATAGTTTGCCAGAAGTTTTATTGGTTATATTCGGACCCGCTATATTATTTTTCGTATCTACGATTATCTTCATGGTAGACCATATTTATTTAGCTTGTTTATGGTTTGCACACATGGGATGGTTCTTTAAGACCAATGCGAATGATTCTGGCACCGGAAAACCACAATGGGAAGATGTTACTTTGGTGTCACCTTTTAATTATGCATGTGCAATAGGTTTGCTGATTTTATTTATAATAGTATTCTTTTTCTCAATACCATTGCTTTCCGTATTATCCATATTATCAATTCTCTATTGTTTATGTTCATCTATTTCTTATGAGGCAGAATTAAATGGTAATAATATTACTTCTGCCGCTATAATACAAGACGTATTTAAATATTATAAAATACCTATTCTTAGTATTTTTAATTTTTTGGTCATTTTGAGCGCATTTCTTAAATTAGGTACAATTCCAGGGGTATTTTCAATCATAACACTTGCGCTTATATATTTTGGTATAATAACCATTGACATATTTAAACCTATAAACAAGGAACATTTATCAAATATGGTTAGTTATAATCAAGCCAAGAAAACATGCAGTTATAACGAAACGGTAAAGAACAAACATGGAGCATTATATAATATGTTATTTGGAAAACAATCTGGCGGCGGCAATATTACAAAAGAATTGAAACATATTGGTAAACATTTGCAACGCAAGTAAGTAATCATATATCGCATAAGAAATAAATGCCTAAGAAATAAATGCCTAAGAAATAAATGCCTAAGAAATATAACTTAAATATTATTATTATATCTATTAAATATAATAATGGGAAAGAATAAACAGAAGCTGAAACATATACCCTTTGTAAGTATATGTACACCAACCTTTAACCGAAGACCTTTTATTCCAATGATGCTCAAATGTTTTGAACACCAAACTTATCCCAAGGATAAAATCGAATGGCTTATCGTAGACGATGGAACGGACAAAATAGAAGACTTGGTATCCCATATCCCACAAATAAAATATTTTAAATTCGATGAAAAAATGACTTTAGGAAAAAAAAGAAACTTCTTAAATGATAAATCGAAGGGTGACATCATTGTTTATATGGATGATGACGATTATTATCCGCCCGAAAGAATTAGTCATGCAGTAGAAAGATTAAAATCTTCACCAAAAGCATTATGTGCAGGTTCAAGTGAAATGTTCATTTATTTTAAGGATGACATAAACAAAATGTTTAAATTCGGGCCTTATGGTCCAAATCATGCGACCGCTGGAACATTTGCATTTAAAAGAGAATTATTAAGTAAAACGAGATATGATGAGACGTCTTGTATCGCCGAAGAGAGACATTTTTTAAAGGAGTATACCATACCGTTTGTTCAATTGGATCCATTAAAAGCTATATTAGTATTTTCGCATAATCATAATTCAGTGAATAAAAAGGATTTGTTAGCACAAGGACAAAGTAGGTTTATAAATATATCTTCGGTAACTCCTGCTGATATGATAAAAGAACCGGATATACTAAAATTTTTCATGGAAGATATAGATAGTTTATTAGAATCTTATGAACCAGGTAAACCAGAGCACAAACCAGATGTGATAAAACAAATTAAAGAACGAAAAGAAGAAAGAGAAAAAATAGCCGCGCAGCAAATGGAAGAATATAAGAAATACCAAGAGACTATGCATAAATTACAACCGTTAACGAATCCCCAAAATAACAATGAGCAGACAATTATTATACAACAGTTGTCAATAGAAAACCAATTTTTGAAAGATAAGGTTCAGTATTTGGAAGATAAAATAAAAAAATTAATTCAAGAAAAAATCAAGGAGAAAATGCAGGAAAAAAAGGAAATACCAACGACTCCTGAAGAGAAACCAGAAGAACCACAACAAACGACTCCTGAAGAGCAATAAAATCAAGATAATTTGTAAAATGCGCGGCGCACCCACAGTAAATTATTTTTTTTGTAAAAGAAATATTATTTACATAATATACATAAAAACATCATACTACATTTACTTATGAAGTTTTTATCAATAGTTATATTATTTTATTTACATGTATTTGTAACGAGTAATAAAATAAATAACAATAAAATAAATTATAACCATTTGTCCACCAATCATTTTATTGCGAAACCAAATACATTACCTATACAACAAAAAAATATATTTAGCAAAGGATATTATAGCACTATAAAATTTAGTGGTAAAGATGAAAGATATCCGGAAAACGAAGTGGTAGAATTAAGCAAGGTGTATGAGAATATCCAAAACAAAAAATATCTAGATTTTCTACAAGATAACAACATATCTATATATAACAAATTAGAAATGTTAAGAGATGACTCCATAAAACCCCCTAATTTACATGCAGGCGGATTGATGAAAGATTTTGAGTTTGACATTGAAACATAATACAACCCCTCGTTTATTCATCTTCAAAACAATCCTCACCAACATCTTCATATTCTTCCTCTATTTCCTTATCAGCGGTTCCCGATGCATTTTCTGTAATATACTTTTCAATATATCTATACATTCGATTAATATCTAATTTATAAATTTCGTAATTTTCAAGTAAATTAATAATTTCAGCATCACTTTTATTATTTTTGAGATGAACAAAAAAGCCAAACAAATCCTTTTTATCCATTCCTAGTTTCTGACATAGCTTCTGTATAAAAAGTGAATTATTATATTCGGTCGAATATTTGGTTAATACCTTCGTAAATCTAATTTCATCCAAATTACATTGTTTACCCTTAAGACCTTTGTTATTTTTTGAAAACTCGTGATACATTTTGTTATTTTTAAATGTTTTAATCAATGAGCTCATTTCGTTAAATTGCCAGATTTGTTTTTGAAATGTAATTCTATCAATATAATCCGCAAAACATATATTATTGAGTTGATGAATATAAAAGGGTATAGACTGTTTTTTATCAATTTTGTCAATAACATCAATAATATTTTCATGCCATAATAGACCAACACTCGTTCTATCAGTTTCGTTCATAATATTATTATGTTCGCTCAAATGATAACTATGATTAATTAGCTTATGAGTTATTTTTTTCGTATCATCACTATAAGATTTAATCTGTAGTATATTTTCAATAATATTCTTTGTAAATAGTTCAGGTTTGTTTTTATTCAATGTGTAAATATTATTTAACTTTCTTAAATCACCTTGAACGTAATTACTAATTTTCATTCGAATTTCTTCACTTACATTTGGCATTAATGAATTGACAATACGGGTTATTTGTAATGAATTAGGTGTTTTTAATTCTATAGTATTGCAAACCTTCATCAATTCTTTAATTTTTTTATCAACTTTGTAATTACCGATACATATGATAGGGTTTACTGTAACTTCTTCTAGTTTTTGTTTTTTGGTCTTTTTAGGTCTTATTAGCTTAATCAATGTATTTATACCACCTTTATCACCATTATTCATTCCATCAATTTCATCCATAATAATAGCTATTTTGCGTACTTTTTTATTAAATAAACTCATAATATTTTTATCTGACATGTTGTGTCGGGTTATATCTTCAATGACAGAAGTATTCCGTATATCACCGGCATCATATTTAACAATGTCATAATCCAGTTCTTTTAAAATATTTGCGATAAAGGTCGTCTTCCCTGTTCCTGGATCACCGTATATATATATACCTTTTTTAAAAAGTATGTTGTTTTTATTAATTTCAAATTCATGTAATATATTTTTAATATTTGCGACTATATCATTTCTATTGAGAATATCATTCATATTTAATTTTTCCATCTTATATATTTAACAACATTCTTTTTATGTAGATTTTTACCTAATCCATGTTCTTGTAAAAAATCATGAATAACATTGCTACAATTATTAGAGTCATTTTCTATACAAAATTGAATGATAAAATATAGGTAATTTTTGAAAATCATATTTTTATATTTATATTTTGTTATTTCATACCATTTTTTATAATTCTCTCTAAGAATCATAATGAATACGAAATCATTATCACGGCGAATGGTATCTCTTATATAATTTTCATAGTTTGAAATACAAGGTGCTAATAATGAATGGTATAAAACATAATTCTCTCTATTGGTGAAAACAAATGCCACCTTTGGAACAAACTCTTTTATTATATGTATTATTTCCAGAGGTAAATGATTCATTTTGTTTATCACGGTATCATTGTTTATAGGTGTATCATCATGATTGCTATTTTCCATTATAAATATATCTATATTATATTTATAATTTTACATTTTTTACACCCACCTTTTACGCTTTACTCATTCTATTACTTAGGAAGTCGATTGACATGGATTACTCACTCCATATGTAATACCATCCCAACTTAACCCACAGTTGGTAGCCCAGGTATATTTATTACATGCACCTTGAGATCCTGTATAATCAGATGTGCTGAAATCCATTTGTAAATGTTTATCGTTTCCAGATGGAGAACATGTTCCTAAATCATGCACATTTACACAATTGCCAGACCCGTCAACTGACCAATAATCAGGACATTGAGGCACCATAGGTGGCCATGTTTGCGAAGAAGAAGCATTTGATAATGCCATACCTATAATTACTAAAGTAATAATTAATATTATGATAGCAGAATAAAGGACTATTTTTTGAAAAGTTTCCATATATATAAAATATATATAAAATATATATAAATATAAAATACGTAATTTTTTCTATTTGAATAGTATAAATGAACAAAGTAAATAATGGACGAGTAGATATAAAAACACCAAATACTTCAATGTTATTTCAAATGTACGATAAAATACCTGCGAATCAATGTGCAACATTTAGGAACCCCACGGAAGGCTTATGGGATTCGACACCTTTATCTGTCGCCTTTTTTTCTCAAGAAAATATTCAGCTTATACAAAATGGTATTCGAGCAGGGGTTTATAAAAAATCAAATGGACAATATGTTATTGGACCGCAGGATTGCGATTCTTTAAAAATAATAATGAGAAGCGTGTTTTTGCAATATGCAGCAAATCAACCAGGTAATTACCAAGAACAAATTATACAATTAAATAAGATTGTATTAGATTATTGTATTCAGCAAGTTTATAGTGAGGCTCAAGGATATATGAAATATGTGAATGACGTTAGCACCCTAGTTGTTCCAATTGCTCATCCAGTAATGGCCAACGATAACGATAGACAGTTAGAATTGAAACCTTGGTTCTAAACAAATAGTGCGTTAATAAATATATTTACTAATACCTATAACTATTAGTAACTATGGACGACAAAATTATTTTAATATGCGCGACAGGACGGTCAGGTTCTACGACTTTACAAAGAATACTAAATACCATACCGAATAGCAATATTTGTGGAGAGAATTATGGCGCTCTAAATAGTCTGTTGGAATTTTATAGAAGAATCAAATATGCTTCAACGAATTATATTCCAGGACTCTTACAACCCACTTCATACGAAGAGTTGATTGAAAAAAATATCAAGCCAGCTTGGTATAATTCTTATCGTTATCAACAAATCGTGCAACTTATAAAAATAACAATTATAAACATGTTTAAAAATAAAGAGACCACCAATATTTGGGGATGTAAAGAGATTAGATATGATTCGGGAAATATTACTTATATTAAAGATTTTAAAGAGTTATTCCCCCAAACCAAGGTCGTCATACAAATCAGAGAGAATATTCAAGCGCAAAGTCAGAGTAGTTGGTTTAAAAAAGATAAAAATGCAATCCCCTTTTTAAAGAAAACCAGCAACGAACTCATTGAATTTTATAGTCAAAATAAAGAATGGTGTTATTTAACCAGTTTTGAGAAAATGTTTCAAATAAATAATTTGAAAAACCTGTTTCAATTTATAGGTTGTGGAGAGAACTTTAAGGAAAGCGAAATCAAGGAAATTTTACAAAAAAACCTAAAAGATTAGAAAGTTATGCATCAATGATAATAGGAGTTCCAGTGGTGGTTTTATAATATATAAAATAAAACCCTCCGGCACTAAAATCATTTGTTTTTGTATACCAATTTTCCACAAAATTAGCTAAATCAATACTAACGCTAGTAATGTTTTCTAAAAATAATGATTGAATACATTTCGTGCCTAAAATATTTTGAATAATGCTATAACAATCTATATTTTTTTGGATATCATACGTAGAGGTTACATCTGTAAAATATCCGAACAAGGTTTTTTCGCCAAGGGCTACATTAGAATATCTACAATCGTTTACTAATATAAATAAACACCTTTTCTCCGGATTTTCACACATTACGTTTTTTAAATCAATTATATAGCCAGGCACATTTAACCAGCCACCATCCCCAATGACACATACTAAGTCATCATACAAAGTTGTTCTCATTCGACCAGCACATGTAGCCAAACTGCAGCCAATAGGACTAAATTCCCCAAAATTAAGGTTATAATTTTGTTTATCATGTATAACGAGTGAGTCAAAAATAAATGAACACGCTCCTACATCACTTGAATATAATGTATTATCACTGATTAAATAAATTTTATCGGCATTGCTTTCTATATTATATGTTTGTAATGAGTATATTTTGTCTATTATTTGCGCTATTATAGAAGCAGTTGTTAATATATCATTTCCGTCGTTTGTTTGTGTAATATAATTTGTCAACACTGTTCCAAAATATGTATTTTGATCGGTCTTTGTATTTGTCCACGATGTGTTTATAGGTAAACTGATTTTTGAAGTAATTAAATTTATCAATGTAGAAACAAATATGTTAGGATCAGTTGTTATCGTATTTGTATTGTTTGAAGAAGACGGCTTGTATGTCATGTCTTGGTCTAAACAATAAAAAATTTTGGCGTTTGCAGACATCAAATTATATACGTCTGAGTACACAATAAGACTATAATTTATGTCATTTGCTATATCAATCACAATAGACGCACTATTATAATTGTCGTTTACAATAGCATTTCCCATAGGTCCTTCAATACCTACATTGGTATATAAGGTTGAATCTACATATGTTTTGGAAACATAGGTTAAGTGTAAATATATATTGGTATATATTTTAGTCAATTCTGCTAATAGTTTAATATTATTGATATCGACTCTCTCTCCAACTCTCAATATTACCAATGTTGAAGAGTTTATGTATGAAAAAATGTTATTTAACATAGTTATAATTGATTGACTATCGATATTTTTTACATAATTTTCTACATTATTTGTGTAACTATATGTTTGAAGCCATATACCATTATTTATAAATACTGCTACGGGTCCTTGTCCAGGAAATTCGCTAGTACCATTTTTTGCTATACTAAATGCGTCATCTAATAACCCTTCTGGATTAATAGTATTACTATTTATATAAATAACTTTTTTTGTTATACAATTCATGATTTGTTGATCTATGTATTGAAAGTTATTGGTAGGTACCCCGAAAAAAATTATACATGGTTTCGTTTCATTGAATAATGAACCTATCGCAGTTGTTGCCATTGCCGTACCAGGACCCGCTGTACAAAAATGAATTCCAACGGTCCCATTTATTTCTGCTTCATAGGCTGCCATATAAACTCCAGCGGATTCGTTTGAAGCATGTATATAATTCAGGTCGCCTGAATTCACTGCATTTTGAATAATATCATTTGCATAATATGTCGCGGCACCGGTGACACCATAAATATTACTTCCTTTACCATTTTTTTCAATAATTTTATCAATAATCAATTGTGCAATTACTTTATCTGAAGTATATGTTATTGCGGGAGGTGCTTCATACGAAGCACTAGTTTCGATAGGTGAAAGTACTTTATTATTTCGATGAAACATGTCGATTCGTTTAGATTGAGTATTTGGTTTTGGTTGAAATCTTCTAATATTTTTCCACATTATACATAATAGCAATAAAAAATTATCACATGTAATGATAATTTTTTATCAAATTATAACATTTTACCAATTACAAATTATACATTGATATTGTAAACGTATTTTATACGTATTGCTCTAAATACATTTTACTATTTTTTAACGATTTTTTTAACTACACCACCGCCCTTCGATACAACCTTCTTCTTATTTGCCTTGGCATCGTCTTCGCCATTCATGAGTCTAGTTCGTAAATCTTTATATTCGACATATTGTTCTTTCAGAACATCCAATTCGGATTTCCACATTTTATGAACAGTCGTATTTTTAATTATATTTAATTCCGTTTCTTTAGTCGATTTGTCCTTTAATAATTTATCTACATTTTCTTCCGTAACTGAATCCATTGGCATTTTGATCAAATATTTATATTCATCATCATCGATTTTAGCGTACCCCTTTTCTGCCAACATTATAACTACTTGTTCCTTCTTTTTCTTTCGCAAATCAATCGTTCCATCTAAATTTTCCTGAATATATTTTGCTTTGTTAGATAATAAGACCAATTCTTTTTCTAATGCATCAATCAAGTATGCTTTTCTGGTTTCGTATAATTTCAAACGCACTTCATAATAGGCATCGATTATTTCCGATACCTTCTCGTATTTATGAAGGGTATCACTCGCATCGAATAAATGCATATTCGTCGTCGTGTTTGTAGTATACAATTTCAACAATTTTTCGACCCCATTGCAACCATAATCGGCGCTTTTGGAAGCCTCTAGTTCTTCTAATTTGCCCTTCATAAATGTAATGGTAAAATCGACATTGGTATCTTTACTCATATCATCATAATCTTTGATAATCGCAGCTATTTTTTTGCCTTCTTTATCAAGACCTGGATCAATGAGCGACTCCAATAGTTCTTTGAAATCTTCGGTCCAATAACCCACTGGTAACTCAGTGACCTTAATTTTATCTACGCCCACTGTTTCATATACTCCTTTGATTAAGAATTTTTCGTCGCTAATTTTTGATATGTGACCTTTGAATCCTTCGTAATAAGGAATAAATTCAATATCGTCTTCAATGAATAGCAATTTGTTTTGTAAATATTCGATAATTTGTAACGGATTATAACACATAATATCCGTGCTGAAACCAGTACCAATTCCCTTGGACCCATTCACTAAAACCATAGGGATTATAGGCGCATAATAAATCGGCTCTACGGACAATCCATCGTCATTCAAATATTCCAACACATTATCATCCGCCGCTGGGAAAATACTGCGCGTGATTTTATTTAATTGGGTAAATATATATCTTTCGGATGCACTGTCTTTGCCACCCTGTAATCGAGTTCCGAATTGACCATTAGGCATAAACAAGTTAATATTATTCGAGCCGACGAAATTTTGAGCCATTCCAACAATTGCGGCATTCAAACTTGCTTCGCCATGGTGATAACCAGAATGCTCGGAAACATACCCTGAAAACTGTGCGACCTTAATTTCGCTCGTTAAATTCTTTTTGAATGCTGAAAACAATATTTTACGCAAAGATATTTTAAGGCCGTCCATCAAGTTAGGAATGCTTCGGTCACAATCATATTTCGAAAAGTGTATTAATTCTCTATCAATGAATTCTTCGTAGGTGACATTCGATTTTGCGGTATCTAGATATGCATCTCTGTCGTAGAATTTCAGCCAGTCTTTACGGTCATCCGCGCGTTTTTTATTAAATACCATATCAATAGCATCGTCAGATTTTTCGGAATGTTGGAAACCCACCATTTTCTTCTTCTCAAAATATTCGCGAAATTCCTTACCTGTACTGGTACCTAAACCTTTATAATATTTGATTTTCCAGCCTTTGCTGTCATTTTCCGCCTTCCACTCGTTATATTCGCCGTCATTATAGAAATTCAATTCTACATCCCCCTTTTTCGCCTTCAATATAGGAGTATTCATGAAACCAATAAATCCAGGAATATTGGCGAGGGTAGGCCATTCCGATTGGAATAAATTAATACCTAATCCCTTTATATGGCTACCATCTAAATCTTGGTCCGTCATAAATAACACCTTTCCGTAGCGCAAATTTTTATATACATCTTCGATAGTGTTGTATTTTTTCCCAGTTTCCAAACCTAATATTTTTTTGATTTCCGCAATTTCTTTATTTTCGGAAATCTTCTTCACTGGTTCTCCCCTTACATTTAATATCTTACCTTTCATAGGATAAACGCCGATGATGTTGCGGTCTTCGGATGATAAGCCAGAAATAATACCTGCTTTGGCTGAATCGCCTTCACAAAATATGATAATACAGTCTTTGGATTTTTCAGTTCCTGCCCAGTTGGCGTCGGTTAATTTGGGTATGCCGCGGACTGTTTTGCTTTTCACGCCGTCCGTTTTCTTGGCGGCCTTGTTTTCCTTGACTTCGGTCAATTGCAATGCAGCATCCATCACGCCCATTTTAGCAATCTTTTCAATGAATTTATCGCTGATGTCACATTTGGAGCCAAATTTAGACGAAGGGGTATTCATATAATCCTTGGTTTGACTATCAAACGCAGGGTTTTCAATATCACAACGTAAGAATAATATGAGCTGTTCTTTAATCGTGTTTGGGTTTACCTTGACCTTCTTTTTCTTCTCAATAAATTCGCCTAATTTTCTGGTGATTTGGTTCAAAATATATTCAACGTGTTTTCCACCTTTGGCAGTATGAATGCCGTTTACAAAGGATACTTGGGCAAATTCATTGGTAGGAGTTAATGCAACACCATATTCCCAACGTTGTCCATTTTCTTCGTATACTCGAGGTGTTTCACTTTTGTCGCCAATATACATATTCATATATTGCTCAAAATTTTTAACAGGAACGAGCTCGCCATTATATTTTACTTTAATGGTCTTGTCGGTCACAGCCGCAATGTCGTAGGTCCTTTTTTTCAGTAGAGCAATAATATCCGGGGTCAGACCATGAATACCTAGGCGTTTATAGTCTGGTTTGAAAGTGATTTTTGTATATGGTTTGTTTTTACATTTCGTAATAGAAGGCTTGCAAATTTCGTCCAAATTGTTTTTGAATTCTTGTTTATATTTTAATCCCCTAATATGGTCAACCGTTTCAACTGAACCATAGGTGGACCATATCAACACTAATTTAAATCCAAAACCGTTTTTACCGCCGACAATTTTCTTTTCGGTTTTATCGTAATTGGTAGAGGTTCTTAGATGTCCAAATATCATTTCAGGAATCCACATTTTATGTTCCGGATGTTCTGCGACATCAATGCCGTTTCCATCATTCAGCATGGTAATTGTACCATCGTCATCAATGGTTATTTCAATATTGGATACAGGTATACAATTTTGTTGTCCGTTAGAAATGGCTTGTTGCATGCGAATCACGTGGTCGCGACAATTTACAATACCTTCATCGAAGAGTTTAAATAGGCCAGGAATATATTTAATATTTTTTTCAATAATTTTATTTAATGTTTTATCAAGAATCCATAAATCAGTATCCACTTCTTCTACAGAGCCGATATACGTGTCGGGATTGGATAAAATATGTTCAATGTCAGTTTTTTTTTGATATTTATTCGCGAGATTAACGTCTGTAGAGGTCATTATAGTTTATTGTGTGTTCTTTGTTTTAAACCGTAATTTTTATTCAATTTTATTCTTTTACCTCGTTTCTTTTTAATTTTAGTCTTTCAGGCTGGCAAAATATTCAATGGTTTTTACGATTCCTTCCTCCAAGTCGTAGGTTGGTTCCCAGTGAAGTATTTCTCTCGCTCTAGTGATATCTGGTCTTCTATTGGTAGGGTCATCGCTCGGTAGCGGTTGATAAACAATAGAAGATTTGGAATTGGTTAAACGAATAATAATGTTGGCCAAATCGGCGACACTAATTTCGTAAGGATTTCCAATATTCATAGGCTGAGTATAGGATGAATTCATTAATTTAATGAGTCCATTTAGCATGTCTTCTATATAACAAAAACTGCGTGTTTGGTCACCCTTGCCATAGAGTGTAATATCTTTATTGTGAATCGCTTGGTTTATAAAATTGGATACTACTCTTCCATCGTGTTTATCCATTCGAGGGCCATAGGTGTTAAATATGCGAACAATCCGAATATCCACGTTATATTGATTGTGATAATCCATCATTAACGTTTCTGCGACTCTTTTTCCTTCGTCATAACAACTACGTATTCCAACGGTATTTACATTACCTCGATAATTTTCATGTTGTGGCGATATTTCAGGCTCTCCATATACTTCAGAAGTAGAAGATTGCAGGATGGTCGCATTATGTTTCTTTGCTAATTCAAGTAGGTTTAATACTCCTTGAAAATTGACTCGTAGAGTGTAAATAGGGTCTTGTTGATATTTAGGTGGCGATGCAGGACATGCTAAATTATATATTTGGTCAATTTTGAATGGCATATACAAAGGTGTTATAATATCATGGTTCATAAACTTGAATTTTGGATGATTGAATAAATGTTTTATATTTTGTATAGAACCAGTGTATAAATTATCGAGACAAAGAACGTGATGTCCATCTTTTAGCAAACGTTCGCATAAATTGGAACCGATAAAACCGGCTCCTCCGGTTACCAGAATTGTTTTCATTATATATTTACAATATATATTTACAATATATTACAAAAATAAACACAATTGGACGTTTCTAATAAACAAAAAATAAACTATTATTGTATATATGTATTCACAAAGACAATTTACACCAGGTAAAAAAGCGAATAATTCAAAAATGATAAATTATGTAGCTGTTTATAACTCATTATTTCCCAATTCTCAACAATTGACCTGTTCTGCATGTGTAGCTGATAAATATGACAAGTTCACCATTGGTTCAGATTCTCCATCTATTAAGGTTTCAAATACAATGCGGATAGCGCAAATTATTAAATATTCAAAAGGTGGAAATACACAATATGGTAATTTTTATTTAGACCAACCTTTACATGTGAATTATTTAGGTAGAATGGAAGGTATGCCAGGTGGAAGCGGAAGTCCACCTATCAATAAATTTTAGTTGCGTCTAAATACCAGCGCCCGTGTAAATAATCATTTATTTAGTAAAATAATTATTTTCTCAATTTATCTTATAATGACATTCGAACATACTATCGGAACACGTGCTCAAGTTTGGCACGGAACAGCTAAAAAAACCGCAGGTGGACTTACCAAATCTCATTTGATGATGAACAAGCATGGGCGTATTGTTTCTAGAAAACAACACAAAAGAGGTAAAAGTGCCATTAAAAAATTGTTTAAATTAGGTTTTAAACCAAAGAAGGGAACCTTCAAATTATTTAAAAGAGGTCATGGTTCTAGAAAGATGAGAGGTGGTATGGTTTTAGGAGGACCTTTAGCACCACAATCATACAATGGTGAAGGAGTCGGAACATCAGGTGTAAATCTTCAATTTGTAGCTGGAAATGCAGCATAAAACCCCCAAATCAATCATATCGAAATAATACTGTATAAAATTTACACATTATTATTTAGTGCGCCCATTCGGTTTCTATAAATTTTTCATAAACAATATGGTCAGCGATTTTAAAATATAAATATTTTTCAAAATATCTTTTACTGACAATAAAATTCAATGACTTTAAATTACAAAACTTGTAATAATAATTATATGCATCATCAAAGGATATAAGAGCCAGTTTGTGTTCAATTTTGATTTGCTCTTTAATATATTCAAACGACGAATTTATATCATTCATTTTATTCCATAGATTACAACAAACATTTATAACGAATTTATCTTCTATAATTTCAACCATAGGAAAGAAATGTTTTAAAATCTTCAATATATTTTCTTCGGAAATATGACCATTAGACATGAGTTGTGATGGATGTTGTTTTGACCAATATTTAAAAAGCGAACATAACTCGTCTATTTCTATTTCATTATCAAACAATAAAGGATGAATATTATTTACAACAGCATTTGTATACGTATCATTCTCTGAAATTTGAATGGTAATTGTATTTTCCCAAAATTTAATAAAATCACTGTGAACAGGTAAATATTTGCTTGTTATACCCATAAAACTATCATCATCGTTATCGTAAATATATTTTTCTTTAAGAATATTCTTTAATGTATTTGAGTATATAACATTTGGTAAGTTACAACTAGATAAAAATTGTTTCCAAACAAAATGTAAATTTTTCCATTCCATTTTACACTCACTGTTCGATTCAATAATGTATTTATTGCAAAAATCAACGACTATATTATTCGGGTTTGTGTTTTTCAAATAATAAACATAAGAAGTCAAATCTTCATCCGATTTATTTTCTATAAACTGGTCAGCCGTTTCATATCGTTTTGAATAATGTGCAGCAACGCATAACAAGTCCAGACCAATTTTTTTGAGCAATTCCCTCCATACGTCAATTGAAAAAATTTCATTGATTTTTATAAGTCTACAGTTTTCGTAGGAATGATTTTCGTGATATTTGGTCATAAAATTATTCGTTGTATTATTGAACCCAATAGAAGATAATGCAACATTGTCTAATTCATTTACTATTTGTTTCATTTTTGGGCTCACTAGAATTATATTATTTGAATGTTTTTTAAGAATATTGTCACCAATAATAGTAAGAAAATATTTTGCCGTATTTTTAGAATGAAAAATAGCAGGATACAAAACATTTAAAACATTTTGGATGGTGTCAGTTTCTGGTATGGAATTGAAAAGGCTTCTATCCTTAATTTGTTTAATAATATTTATTTTTGTTTTATATTTCCATTGCAAAAGAATACGGTCATTTGATATAGTAGAAAGTAATTTATGAATCACATCATCCTCTTTAACGATTAAATATTTTTCGCCGTCATATTCATAAAAAAAATTATTATTTGGCAAATAAAAATATTTGTTTTTACTCAAAAAAACTTGTATAAAAATTTGTTGTTCGTTGGTTAAATAATTATTGCGATTTACACGTTTTTCATGATTTTTCATTTCATTATCAAGTGTATTGGGTAAATAATTTACAATGTGGTTGTATATTCGGTTTGTCATATATTCATCATCCTTGTATTTCTCTATTAATGTTTTTATTGTTTCTGTACATTTACCTTCCACTGATATTAATGTTGTTTCCTCTGTCATTCTATGTTGTTTATCATATCGTTTTTAAATAGTTTTTTAAAGTTTTTATATTTGGAAAATTATACTAGTAGTTATAGTAATATAGTATTTATATCATTCTATTATATAGACTATGACGACCACTACCAAATTACTTAGCTTACGATATTTACCAAAAAGACTCACTAGAAAGGATAGAAAAAAACAAGCCAATATGATTAAGAAATCTAGAAGATTATACAAAAGGGGTTCTTTCTATACCAGAAAGCGTGTTTCGTCTTTTACTTCAAAAAAATCGCCTTTCATCGTTAAAGCGAGTAAAATATATAAAGTGGATAAAATTGGTGCAACAAATGAATTGGCCAAGGCGACCGGGTGTTCCAAGACCGCTTTAGCAAAAATTGTACGTAAAGGAGAAGGAGCCTATTATTCTTCAGGTTCACGTCCGAACCAAACTGCTCAATCGTGGGGTAATGCTCGTTTAGCAAGTGCAATAACTGCTGGAAAAGCGGCCGCCGTGGATTATAATATTTTAGAGAAAGGTTGTAAACCACATTCAAAAGCACTGACTTTGGCAAAAAGAGCTCGAAGAAGGTACGGACATGGAACCCGAAGAGTTCCAAAAGTGAAAGCATAATAAAGTTATTATAAAAACTCGGAATTCGACTCGTTATATTTTATGTCATATGAAAGTAATGCGTTAAATATTTAATTTCATAAAGGTTTAAAGATTATTAAATTAAATTAGTTATAATGTCCGCATTTTCAAATAAAACCCAAACATTGCCTCAAACAGAAGGAAATGTGTTAACTATTAAGACTGTACAAATCGCGCCATTTAGAACGTTGATGACTGCTCTAAAAGATATTCTTTTAGAAACAAACATTACATTTGAACCAGATGGTATTCGTATTATTAATATGGATAAATCACACACCATTTTAGCTCATCTTTATTTAGCAGCACAAAATTTCGAATTCTATGAATGCAAGAAGGATAAAATTATTATTGGTGTAAACATGTTTCACTTGTTTAAATTAATTAATTCTATTGACAATGACGATACATTAACCCTTTACATTGAAGGTTCTGATTATGTGGACGGCATTGTTTCACATTTAGCATTGAAATTTGAAAATGGTGAAATTAAGCAATGTAAAACCCAGAAGTTACGCTTGATTGAGCCTGAGCCTGAAGAGTTACAATATCCAGACGTGAAGTTTTCTTCTATTATTAATTTGCCATCCGCTGATTTCCAAAAGATTATTCGTGATTTATCTTGTATTTCAGATAAATTGGAAATCAAATCGGTTGGTAGTGAGCTAATATTCAAATGTTCTGGTCAATTTGCGTCCGCCGAAATTCATCGTGCCGAATCAGATGGTTCCATGGGCTTTATTTTGAAACAAGATTCTTCCAAGATTATTCAAGGCGAATTTTCTCTTAAAAATTTAGGTTATTTTATTAAGTGCACGAATTTATGTCAGCAAATAGAAGTCTATTTAGAGAACGATTTGCCTCTGGTGGTGAAGTACGATGTAGCAAGTCTTGGCTCGATACGTCTCTGCCTCGCGCAGTTGCCCTCAACTTAACGAGACCATAATCCGTGACAAAATATTACAAAACGATAAATTAAATTTTGGTTTAACAATACATTCAATAATATATTATTTACACATATTTAAATATTTAGTAGGTATATATAAGATATGCCTACTAAATATACATTAGAGCAAGTGAAAAACATATTTGAACAAAATAATTGTTTGTTAAAAAGTGAAACATACGATAACCAATTAGGTAAGTTAAATTACGTAGCAACTTGTGGTCACACTAATACAATTAGTCTCAAATTATTCTTAAAGGGAAATGGAAATAAATGTAAAAATTGTGCTTTGGATATACCGAGTTATGAAACGATTGAATCGCGCTTTACAAGTAAAGATTGTCATCTATGTTACACAAAAGAAGAGTTTGAAACATATTATACAAATAATAAACAAAAATTGACATATATTGCGTCGTGTGGTCACAAAAACGAAGTATGTTGGAAGAATTTTAATGGATTAAATCAAGGTACCAATTGTCCTTCTTGTGTAAATAAAAACACCGGTATTAAATTAAAGGAGTTTAGAAGTGGCGAAAACAAAAACTCTTTACAACAAGAGTACAATAATATAGCTTATTTTAGAAATATGATAGACCAATATTTTAAAATTCTCAAAACATTTGATGGTTGTAAAGCTGATATTGCTATTCAAAAAAATAGCGAAATAAATGATTTATGGTTAGGTATTCAAGTTAAAACTACTAATAAGAAAACTGATAGAAATCAATACTATTTTAGATTGAATAATGGGAAATATGATAATTGTATACTTTTGTGTATATGTGATGAAGATAAAAAGATATGGTTAATTCCTTATGAAGAAGTTAAAGGATTAAAAACAATTGGTATCGCACAAAAATCAAAATACAGCAAATATGAAGTTGACTCAAATAATATTGTTGAAAAATTAAACAATTATTATGAATTATGCATAAAATTAAAATTCGATATTCTAGATACACCGACTACTAAATGGCAAAAACAAGAACAAGAATATCGAAAAATTAGAGAAACAAAAGTTGATTTTATAGAGTTTAAAAATAATGATATTGAAGGATTAGTATATGATTTTATGATTGGAAATAAAAAGGTTCAAGAAAAAGTAGGTTCTATTATTCATAACAATATAAATTCATACATGTTTAATTTATGTAAATACGATTGTAGAATAAATGGTAAATGTAAAAATAGATGTTATGAAGAAGGTGATAACGATCTTTACTGGTTAAATTGTAAAAACGGTAAATTTTATGTAATACCAGAAGAAGTTTTGTGTGAAAATGGGTATATAGGAAAATACTGTAAAAAAGAAAAATTGTATGTGTCACAGACAAATCAAAATACAGAATGGAGCGATAAATATTTATTTGATTATGATAATATAGATAAAACAAGATTATTACAAATAATAGAAAATAATTACAAATAGAAAATAATTACAGATAATTTACAAAAATTAATATCACATATATAATATAATATAAATGTCCAGATATTATGGAAATTATACTCAATATTTAGGTGCGCAAAGATGTTGCGATTTAAAAGGTCAAGGTCCGCCGGGTCCAGTCGGCCCAGCAGGTCCAGCAGGCATAGGTCCTAGGGGGTATACTGGTCCTACAGGTCCTGGAAACGGAGGTAGTGGAGGTATAGGTGAAACAGGTCCCACAGGTCCACTAGGCACGGGACCTACCGGTCCAACTGGAACACCTGGCCCAGCTTTATTTACATTAACAACAACAAATTCAAATATATCATTTCCTAGTAAAAATTCTATTATTGCATCGCCAAATGCTTCCTCTACCTTTGCCAGAACATTAGAATCTTATCAAACGGCATTTTTGACATTTTACATTACATCGAACGACACTACCACAACGAATAATTATGGTTTAACTTATTATGACGGAGATTATACTAATCCATGGCATTATTTTTACACGGATAATCCTACAGCTGGCAATTATTATATATTTGCGAACGGTGTCCCTACAGGCGTAGTAACGGGTCCTTTTCTTTCCACGACACAATTTACCATAGTAGTGAATAACGGTATTGTTTATTTTTATGTAGATTCAACATTAAAATACAGTGGTGCTTCAGTAACACCACCATCAGGCCCTTATTATTATGCATATTTTGCTTTCAATGGTAACACCACTACCGAATCTGTAAGTAACATTGCATTCGGTTATATACAAACCAGTCCTACGGGCACAACCGGTCCTACTGGTGCAACAGGTTTCACTGGCGCAACAGGTTTTACTGGCGCTACAGGTTTCACTGGCGCTACAGGAAGAACCGGCCCTACAGGTTCCACAGGTCCTACTGGTTCTACAGGTCCTACTGGTTCCACAGGTCCGACTGGACCTACCGGTTTTACAGGTCCTACTGGATTTACTGGGCCGCCTGGATTTACTGGGACGACAGGTCCAACAGGTTCCACCGGTACCACAGGATCAACCGGGTCAACAGGCTCTACAGGTCCCACAGGTTCCACGGGTCCAACTGGAACAGCAGCTCCTGCGTTGTTTACATTAATAACGGATACTCCTACGAATATTTCATTTCCAAGTAAGAATTCTATAAATGCTAATGCAACGAGTCCTGTATCAACTACATTTGCCAGAACATTAGAAGCTTATCAAACTGCATTTTTGACATTTTACATTACAGCGAATGACACTACGGTAACGAATAATTATGGTTTAACATATTATAATGGAACTTATACAAATCCATGGCATTATTTTAGGATTGAGACGACTGGTAATTATTCAATATTTGCGAACGGTGTGGCGACAGGCGTACCACTAGGTAGTGTTCTTTCCACAACACAATTTACTATAGTAGTAAATAACAGTATTGTTTATTTTTATGTAGATTCAGTATTAAAATATAGTGGTGCTTCAACAAATCCATCAACAGTGCCTTATTATTATGCTTATTTTGCGTTCAATAGTAACACCATTACAGAATCTATAAGTAATATTGCGTTTGGTTATATACAAACAAGTCCTACAGGAACAACAGGTTCTACTGGTGCAACTGGTCGAACTGGTGCGACAGGCTCTACAGGTTCAACAGGCCCTACAGGTTCAACAGGCCCTACAGGTCCAACAGGCCCTACAGGTGCGACAGGCCCTACAGGTGCGACAGGCCCTACAGGTGCGACAGGCCCTACAGGTTCAACAGGCTCTACAGGTTCCACAGGCCCTACAGGTCCAACAGGCCCTACAGGTGCGACAG